AAACTCGTTCAGAATGGTCCGGAAGAATATCCCGGTGCCAAGATTCTTGAACGGAAAAATGGTGAAAATATTTCACTAAGGTACGTAGACCGACTTTCTATACGTCTTGAAACTGGAGACATCGTTCACCGTCATATGATGGATGGGGATGCCGTTCTCTTTAACAGACAACCCAGTCTTCATAGGATGAGTATGATGTGCCACATCGCCAAGATTATGAAGAAGGGTGACACATTTCGTATGAATGTTGCAGACACAAAACCTTACAATGCCGATCGACTATTTGTAAAATTTCGCAAAAATTTATCAAGGTTGGCAACAGGGGGCCTTAAAAGGGTGCTACCTCCTAGTCGTTGTTTATAACAACGGCGACATACCTTGTTGTTCTGGGACGTCCTTAGAGCCTTAACTACCACCCTGTGATGGAAACGTCATAAGGGGAACACGGTTAGTAGCCGTACCCAATGGTAATAATGTTAAGGATTGGATAATCAGCAGCGTTACTGTCTAAGTCCGTTATGATAGGATATGACAGGCGTTCAGAGACTGAACGGGTATGGGTGAATGATGATAGCCTAATCAGCTTGAGTTTGCTTAAGATACAGTCCGGTCCACTGGGAAACCTTTGGAGTAAACCGTTTGATGGGGATAGATTTTGTCCCAAACAGGTGACCGCCCAATAAGTTGTAGATATACTTATTGGGGAAAACGGTGTAAGTTCTACTGGTAGGTGTATTTCGCATAGGTACATTTTACTGATATAATCATCTAGTCATTCTTTAAAATAATAATATAAATATAACTCGCTCTCTATAATAAAATAAAAATGATATTAGATATTGGTGAAAAAGATAAAGTTGTTGGTGAAATATATAAAATGACTAATACTACAAATGGAAAGATTTATATAGGTCAAACACGTAGTCATAGGTTAAACCATAATAAATATAGACCATTTGGATATTTGGGAAGATTCAAAGACCATATTAATGAAGCATTTTCAAGCAAAAAAAAACAAAGTAAATGTTTGAATTCAGCTTTAAGAAAATACGGTCAAGATAGTTTTACTTGTGAATTAATTCATACTTGCGAAGTGAGTGAGTTAAACGAACAAGAAGAACAATATATCATTGAATACAATTCAAAATATCCAAATGGCTATAATTTAACAAATGGTGGTAAAGCTTTTACTGATGTAAGTGGAAACTTTTATTGGAGAGAAGAAATACCTCTACCTCCAAAAGTTTCAAAACCTCAACGTAAAAGTGACTATACAAAACAGTTGATTTCTGAACGGTTAAAATCAGTTCTTGATAATGAAGAATGTCGAGAGAAACGGATGAAACTAACTCAGAAACAACATTTGACAAAAAAATATGACATATTCAAAGATGTAGTAATAGTAGACGACGATATTGATAGTTACATTCGGGTTATCAAAAATAATACGAATAATACTGAATATATCCGTATTGTCATTGATAAAAAACGAACAGCTTTTGTAGGGAAACACGAACCAATAGATAAAATAAAAGAACGAGCGAAAAAATTTATATTAGATTTAAAAGAGTGGCAACGTAGCCAAACTTGACGGGGACCTCTTTAGAGCCCATACTACCACCCTGTAATGGAAACGTTATAAGGGGAACACGGTTAATAGCCGTACCCAATGGTAAAAAAGTATGGGATTAGACAATCCGCAGCCAAGCTCCTAAGTCCGCTATGATAGGATATGGAGAAGGTTCAGAGACTAGACGGTTACGGGTCTTAAATGAAGGTTTAATCAACCGGATAAGGCACAAGGTATAGTCCGTCCCCTTAGGAGACTTTGGGGATTTTGACAGCATATACGCAGTCAAAAAACAAAGGAGATGAATATGCATGCCCCACAAAATGTGTTGGCAGAAACAGAATTAAGGCATTTAGCAGCGATTCCATATCAAGTAATAAGTCCTGCTGGAAATGCGCCGATTATCGGTATTTATCAAGACTCTTTGTTAGGGTCTTATCGTTTTACCCGCCCGAACATTTCATTCACGCCTCGTGATGTGATGAATTTACTGATGATGTATTCAAAGGTAGATACGGCGGCACTTCGCGAATTAAGCGAAAATAACAGCGGAAAAATCAAAAATTTCGATGTTCTAAGTCAGATTATGGCTCCATTAACATTGAAGTTTAAGACAAAGTTATGGGATGAAGATGAAGAATATGCGACATCAAATAACGTATTAGAAATCCGCAATGGAAAGTATATTCGCGGACAAATTGAGAAGTCTGTATTAGGTTCTTCCACAAAAGGTATTATTCACAGAACGTTCAACGATTTTGGAAATATGTCTGCTTGTAATTTCATTGATGACCTTCAAAACGTTATCACAGAATACATGAAGTCAAGCGCATTTAGTGTAGGAATTAGTGATTTGGTTGCTAATAGAAAAACACAAGACTCTATTATTCACGAAATCGCAAAACAAAAACAAGAAGTCCAATCCCTCATTGAGAAAGTCCACAAGGGAACTTTTGAAAATAATACTTCTCATACAAACAACGCACAATTTGAAACCAGTGTGAATAACATCCTGAATAAGGCAACCGAACAAGCTGGTAAAATCAGTCGTAAATCTCTTGCCAAAGACAACCGTTTCGTGATGATTGTCAATTCAGGTTCAAAGGGTACTCTTATCAATATTTCACAGATGATTTCTTGTTTGGGTCAGACCAATGTTGATGGAAAGCGTATTCCATATGGTTTTGAAAACCGAACTCTACCTCACTTCAATAAGTATGACGATTCTCCAGGTGCTCGTGGTTTCATTGAGAATTCCTATATTTCTGGATTGACAGCACCCGAATTGTTCTTCCATGCGATGGGTGGTCGTATTGGTCTTATTGATACTGCGGTAAAGACTTCTCAGACTGGTTATATCCAAAGAAGATTAATCAAAGGTCTGGAAGATTTAAAGGTAGAATATGATATGACCGTTCGTAATAACAAGGGCAAAATCATCCAATTCGCCTATGGTGATGATGGGTTTGAATCTACTAAGGTTGAAAATCAAATAATTCCACTTGTCGGTATGACTTTGGAAGAAATCTATCTTCACTACGATATTGTTGGGTCTAACGACCAGAAGACAGAAATAAATAAGGTATTCGCCAAGGGAGCTGTTACAAGAACACGAAAGCAGGCAAAAGAAACAAAGGATAAATGTAAGGCATATATTGAAAAGACAATTAAAAATCGCGATGACGTAGTAAAATCAGTATTTAAAAATAAAAATGATAATGGGGTCAATGTTCCTGTTGCTTTTCAGAATACAATTGCTAATATCCAAGGACAACTTCAATTGAATTCTAACACAATTGTGGATATTACTCCTCTTGAGGCATTTGAGTTGATTGAAGAGTATTTCAACAAGCTTAAATTCGGATATGTTGCTCCAAGCCCTCTTTTTGAAATCCTATATTTCTTCTACTTAACTCCTAAGGATTTGCTTATTAATAAGAGATTCCATCGTAATGCGTTAGTCATTCTTTTGGAAAATGTCGTATTGAAATACAATCAGGCTATCGTTCATCCAGGAGAAATGGTAGGGGTTATTGCGGGTCAATCAATTGGTGAACCGACTACACAACTCACTCTTAATACTTTCCATTTAAGTGGTGTAGCATCTAAGTCGAATGTAACTCGTGGTGTGCCCCGTATTGAAGAGATATTACGTCTTACTAAAAACCCTAAGCATCCTTCATTAACTGTTTACTTGAACCAAGTTGACGAACAAGACCAGGATAAGGCAAATCAATATTCAAACATGTTAGAACATACCAAACTGGTGGATGTAGTAAAATCCGTACAGATTTGTTTCGACCCGAATGATAAATCTACGAATATAATGGATGATTCTACAATGTTAGAAGAGTTTTATGAATTTGAAGAAATGATTGATGAGTGTAATGGTGATAATGAAAATGAAACACCCAAATCAAAATGGATTATCCGTATTGAAATGGATACCGAGACCCTTCTTGATAAGAATATTACTATGGATGATATTCACTTTGCTATTACAAATAGCCATGGTGACGAAATCTCGTGTGTATATTCTGATTACAATTCAGACAATCTGGTTTTCCGTATCCGTCTCAATGAGAAAATCCTCAAGGGAAAGAAACCATTAAATGGCATTGCTGATACATTAGACCAATCTGATGATATTTACATGCTTCGCATTTTCCAAGACAATCTATTAAATAATATCGTTCTTCGTGGTATAAATGGTGTCACTAATGTGTTACCCAGAAAGTTACAAAACTCCGTAGTCAAGGAGGATAGTAACTACGTTCACAAGGACATTTGGATTATGGATACAACAGGAAGTAATTTAATGGAAACACTGGCATTGGATTTCATTGATTCCAATAGAACATTTGGTAACGATATTAAGGAAGCATTCAGTGTTTTAGGTATTGAAGCCGCCAGACAAATCATCTATAATGAATTTGTTGAGGTCATGGAATTTAGTGGTGTATATATTAACTATCATCATCTCAGTCTTCTTTGTGACCGTATGACATCCACCGAGAATATGGTTTCCATCTTCCGTTCGGGCATTTTGAATGATGATATTGGACCTATTTCAAAATCTACATTTGAAGTTCACACGGAAGTATTGTTGAACGCTTCACGACATGCTGATTTCGACCACATGCGTGGTGTATCCGCAAACGTGATGATGGGACAAATGGGTGTGTTTGGTACTGGTTCATTCCAAGTAGTTTTGGATATGGAACAAATGAAGAATATACCAACCGCGGATGTAATGAAGAAAGATAATGATAAAGAAATAGAAAAAATGTTTGGTTCTTTGGAGGATAGCAGTGAAGTATGTTCTAAGAACAATGTGACAATTAAAAATAATTTAGATGCGATTAAAAATAGTGACATGGGCGTATGTGATGATGGTTATGATGCTGGATTTTAGATAAAACGTAAAATATAAAAACTAATAGGTTTTGATTTGTAACAAATTATGTAAACTCAGATTTATTCATAAAGAATAAAATAAATGTCATAAATTACAGGGTAATCCACTTGATTAAATATTACAGCCTATACTGATATGTAATATTTATTTAACAATTTATCGTCATGGTATACTTATATGACAAAATAATAGTTGTTTAATATTCGGTATCAAAAATAAATATTTGATTTAATGGTGAAATGCCATTATATTCGCTTAACGTATCAACCAGATGATAATTATTAGCACGAAAACAAACTAACCGATTAAAAACGTTACCTATATAATCTACTTCTTCCCATTTTGTCAAATCAAACCGTTCTTTTTCTGTTAATTTCATTTCAATATTTCTTAAGTAAGTATTAGGATAATTACTATTAGACGAGATACTATTGTGCTTATATAATTTAATACCTGTAGTATTATTAGTATTAGGTGTTAGAAATACGATACCGACCCACGTATTTTGCAGTCTTTCAGAATTTAATACATTTATCATCTGTTTTTTATTGCTAGGCATAAAAAAAGAACCATTTAATGTATCATTTGTATTTGATAAATCAAAAGACGTAATATTTCCAGCTAATGGATATACTATACGTTGAAATATCTCTTGTAATGCGTGTGACGAAAACCCAGATGTTGATTGACAAGTTAAAGAATATTTATCAAAGATGGAACAATTACATGTTCGGTCAAAATATGTTTGTTTTATCGCGAATTCATATACATCTAATGGATTTGTATAAAAATTATCAACTACAATGGATGACGTATACATAATATGATATACAATATATCTTTATAGAATATAACTTTATATAATTTATAATTTCTACTTTTGAAGATACTCTATACCGATGAATCTATGGTTGGTATATAGTATTTTTGTTATCAAAAACTACTTAAAGTTGTCTCACGTTAAGTGAACAATAGTAAATGGACCGTCCATCAGAATACAATATATGGGATATAGACTTAAATACTGATACATTAAACGACAATTATATAACTACCGACAATATTACAAATACAGTGTTATGTCTAATAAAATATTTAACAACAACAAATACGACGTTCATATTAGATACTGACAAAAATGAATTTTCACTTGTTGAATTGTTTTTATATAATATTTCTGAGTTTCATATAAATAGATTAAACAATGAAACCAAAGAACAAAAAAAATATTATCCAGTATTTTGGAGTAAAACTAAATCATATACAACGCCACACATACATACTCACATAGATCATTGTGATTATGAGAAATTAATATATCTGTCTGAAGACAACGCGCCGACATGGACTACAATTACATACTTTACAGACAATAATAATACACCAACCTTATTAACAGATATAACACGACATATGTGTAATAATAACAAATTTAATCATAAACTAAATAAAAAGTTGCTACTTGTATTACCTCGTATACTAAGACACTTCGGTTTTACTGGTGGAACCCATTTACATGGTGAAGGATACCTGGATAATACAGGTGAGATTGAGAGACAGACATTAGTATTAACTCTATGGGAAACTCCACCACTTATGTCACCAATATTTAATAGCGATATATTCTACGCTTATGCATTTAATAATTCTCCTTTATATACGCAAATTAAGCCATTAAAAGAAACGAAGAGGTATAAAAACACTAATTTAATAGTTTTTAAATCAAATGAACCTACTATAAAACGAATTGATATGATAAATGATGAAATAATAAACACTGACTTCTTCAATTCATTAATTATAGAGAAAAATAAAAACACCTTATTCAAATTAAAACCATATATTTATGAAAATTTACCAAATATAAGTGTAATTGAATTTAACATTATACACCATAATACATGGAAACAAATTAGTAAGATCCATCCAGAATTAAAGTCTGGGTTATCTAATTGGAAATTAAGTATTGAAGTTGATAATTATAATAAAATATATGAAAAGAAATATTCTGATCTCACATGTATACATAACAACCTTCTCGAGAATTACATATTTAATGATGAGCGTTTATTTGATATGCAGTCTGAATATTATAACCAAGAAGAACAGTATATATACTCTATTGCAAAATATCATATAGACCGTGTTACCAAAGAAATATCAGAAACCGGACATAATATTGGAGAAATATATGTATCATTTTATATTAACAATGTAATTAATAATTCACTTAGTATATCAAGTGATAATACAATACAAACTATAGTAACCAGTTTGGAAACTAATAATGATTACTCGATAATTACAAGCATTAATAAAGAAATGAATAAATATAAACAAATAAAAAATAGTAACATCGGAATTGTTTATAACAATAATTCTCATGTATCATTCGCTGGAAATTATTATAATAAATATGGTAAAGGTACACTAATAATTCGGTTATGGCAAACTCTACCATCAGATATGTCAAGATATTACGTAAATACTAATAACAATACATGGAAAACAACGAAATCAATTAAAATAGAGGAAAAAAATAATGACGTTACATCTATTGTATTGGAACCTACTATTTATAAACGACAGCTATTAACAGAAATAGTATATAATAATACTATAGACAATAGCACTATATCAACTATTAAGACCGATAACAACATATGTATATTCACCCCAACTAACATAAGTATAGGTACGTCTATAAGCACCGTTAATGATACAAGTACAAGTAGACAAACTCTTCAATCTATTACTTTTCATCCACCAAACTAATATAAATACAATCTAATATACTCATCATATAGATATAGATGGATAATTTATTCCATAGCAGATTAACACGTCCATTGACATTAACCAATTTTATTATTGACAATATTTATGAAAACCCATATAAGATACGCGAATACGCATTAATACAAACATATAAACCCCATACATACCATCCTGGTATTAGAACTAATCTAATGTATACGCAACCTGAATTATCTGCCTTTTTAAACAAAGTTTTTTTGTCATATAATCTAAAAATTATTGATATACAAAACTATTTCCAATATAACACTGCTGATGAATCTACTTGGATACATCATGACAAGTCAACTCCAGATTCTGATATTATATATGCCGGGATTATATATTTAACACCGAACGCACCTATACTTGGTGGAACTGCTATGTATAAATATATTGATGGAACTATGGATATGTTAGATTCAAATTTATTACAAAATAAAAAAAACATTTCGGAAAATGCTAAAGATTTATCTAAGTGGTTGAAAATAACGCAAGTCGGTAATATCTTTAATCGTTTGGTTATTTATAATTCAGCTAATTACCATTCATCTATGGAATATTTTGGAAATAATATACAAGACGCAAGATTAATGCAACTATTATTTATACATGTAAAACAATTATAAATATTGACTATTACATAAATTGATATTTATGTAATACGTATATGTTAACTATTTAACTAAACCAATATACTGCCGTGTATATAGAATTTTGATTGTAATGGGGCGAGGTATAAGACGCGTTTGTCCCCTGGTGAACTGCGGTAGCTCCAGGACCTGCTGGACCGTAAGAACCTGGGGTATTCGTGTGTCCTTCATAATACGGTTGTCCGTGTCCTCCATTGTTTGCACCCATCTTAACACTACCATGTTGTACACCATTAAATCCGTTATCAGCATTACTCATCGATAGGTAGAAAGTGCTACTAGTAATAGGAGTATATGTATTAGAATAATAATCGCGACCAGAATGTCCGGCAGTTCCTGTGTTTGGACCACGTTGTCCGCCTTGAGATGATTCATTTTTTGGACCAGTACTACCATTACGAGCATATACCATTAGTTTAAACGACCTCGCCCATGATGGTGGGGTTAATGCAGAAGAACCACTACCGTAATGGGTGGCAGCAGTTCTCCCCCCTGGAAATTGACCATTAACCAGATATGCCTCAGTTACATCACCTGGAGTTGGATCAATACCAAGTGTTCCACCATAGGGACCATGGCATGTTAAATAGTTACCATCAGCCTTCTTATAATTACCGTACTGAACGTTACCCGATTGTGATATAATTTCAGTTATATCATGACCCTTCCAATTAAGACCAGACATGGTAGTATATTATTTATATATATTATATTTATACTATTTTAATTATATTAACGAAATATAAGTTATTATAACCTAACCCTTTATATTTTATTAAACAAATATAAAGTGTTAGGTTATAATAACTTATAACCCACCTAAATATGAATGACCCATATATATACATACGTAAACATGCTCTTCCACAATTGCTATGTGAAGAAATTATAACATTTTTTGAAAATAATAAACAATTACATAATGATGGCAGTACAATAGGTGGCGTACATAAAAATGTGAAAGATACAACAGATATTTATATTGATATGCATGATATCAAACAATATCCAGATGAAATAATGAAATTAATAAATCTGGTAAGCGAAGAATTGAGATATCACATATCTCAGTATTATAAAACTATAAATATGATATTTACAAACGAATCCGATAAATTACACAAAACTCCATTAGATGTTAAAGGGTTCTTAATCCAAAAATATGAAGCTGGTATTGGTAAATATCAATATCATAATGACTTTCATATAATAAATAATAGTCCACGTATAATAACATTCTTGTTCTATTTAAACGATGTAAGTATAGGTGGTGAGACTGAATTCATGTCTGTAAATAAAATACAACCAGAACAAGGAAGCATACTATTATTTCCAGCAACATGGACGTATCATCATAGAGGAAATGTCCCAATTTCAAATTCAAAGTATATAATAACTGGCTGGATGTATGAAGCTAAATTGTGAAATTGTCCCAGCCTACAAATTGTGTGTCATCACTAAATGACCCATACAAATCACTGCATAATATACACACTATAAGTAAAATCAATAATTTATTCAAAAACCAAAGAAACTTGTTCCAAATAACTTTCAAAATCCATATTGTTATCAATATAATTTTCTGGATTTTTTAATAAATCTCCAAATCCTTCCAAATCGTATAATGGACGTTGAGGAGTAACCACCCGATATTCAGGGCATTTTTTAGAAGTGGCTGGACTTCGAACAAAAAAGAAACGGTCTTTCAATGGATTCCCACCGAATATTACCCAATCCACTTTCAGGTTGAGATTTTCAAGAGGAGATTGCGAAAACAACATAATCGGCAATTTCAAATCAGATGCTAACATCCACATATCCAGAGTTGTCAAATAATATTCTTCACTCATAATCAAATCTTCCATGGTAAGTTTATTTTGAATGACTTTATTTGTCATAGATGACTTACCATTTTGTTTACGTAATATATCGTACACTTTGGATTTATGACTCTCTACATATTTGCTATATAGTTGAATTAACCGTTTTTTGATATCACTAATTGCGATTTCTCTATCATAATGGGATTGATAGATCATCTGTATTAAAAAGTAACTACATGTATGAGAACATTGATATATAGTTTCTTTAGAATCCGCTGGAAAAATCTGTTTCCATTTACTTTGACTGTTACCAATCACTTCATTTAATTCTTGTTTTACACATTGTCCCAATATAGACTTTTCATCTCCAGTTTCATCGGTGTCTTCTTGTTGGGAAAGCGTTATTTCAGATGAATATTTTTGCGTAATTGCGGGTTCAGCATTGTCAACATTCAGATTGCGAATATATTTATTCGTATAAAAAGGTTCAAGGTTGTCCCAGTATTCGTCGGTTAATACAGATTGCAACAAAATAACCTCGTTTGTATTTACATTGTAATCTACCGTACCTATATTCAAGTATTTTTTGGGTTCTAACATAAATAAACGTACTCGTCTGTAACGTAAAAGCTCATCTGCGATTCGTCCAAAATAGAATTTTTCATTGTCAATTCCACTCATAAGGTTTTTACTGGGAATAATAAGGCGTTTGTTATTATTTTTAACAATACAATATGGTTTATCCCGGTTATTATCCGTACAAATGCTAACATCGTCCATATTCTTTAATACGTCTTCGTCAATCTCATTAAACGACACAGTATTACGTAAAAGATATTTGAGAAGTATCTCTAATTTTTGGAGTTTAATACGATATAAGTAGCGATTATCATTTAAGATTGTAATAATTTTTTCTTTTAATGTTGAATATAGTGGGTCATTCAACAATATTCGTATCGTTGTTTTGAACGAGGAATAGAATTGTGTTTCAAGACGGATGTTTCGAACAACATTATTTCGCTGAGTATCTTCAGAACTACTTGTTTGTATCGTTTTATCTGCTTCAAAATATCCATCATCCACATACCCTTTCACTTTGATAATATCAATACCATCATCTACATCATTATTAATAGGAGGATTAACTTGTAAAACCTGATTAGTTTCAGTTAAAATACCGACAATAAGCCCATCTTCTACCACTTTTAATAATGGTTTGCATAATACCTCGTTTTGTGTATTATCTTGTATCTGAAATAACATATCTCTGGTAGTAACATAGTCCATCCATTGAATATTATCCATATATTGGATAGGAATATCGGGTAAAACTGAAGATGGAAGACACGGTATAAATACACTATTCGTATTTGCGTCTGATATACGTACAACTAATCCGATAATTTTACCTCTATAATTAGATACTTGATAATCAACCACATATTGATATTTTTGTAAAATGTCATATATTGTTCCAGCTATGATGTTTTGTTTATACTTATACTCTTTTGGCATACTTGGTAATGGTTTACAATATTTGTTTTGTGTATTTTGAATTTTCTTCAATGTTTTACGTAGTTCAGGAAGATTCTCTTGGTTACCAAATGTGGATATACGTTTCACAGTATTATTATCATCCGTGTTATCATATACTGAAACAATACCATAATAGTTTTCTTGCTCTACCAAAATAAGGGTATTCTTATTTTTATCGTGTATTTTTGAGATATATGAGTTTGTCGGACATATAAGTTCCACATTATCAGTAATGTCATTGTCCGTAACACTTAAAATAACAAGATTAAGTCCATTTGGGAATAATTTGGGGTTAGGTGATGTAACAATGTCCCATAAATATACATAATCTATCCATGAATCGTCATCACGTAGATATTCCAAAAATTTCGCAAACGAAGCAACAGTATGTTCGTAAAAGTCCATTTGTGTGGGTATGCTATCATCGAGTGATTTGTAAAAAATACTGTCATAATGTTCGTTTAAAAAGTCATCTTTTACGCGTCTATTTTTGGGTTGGAATGTAGATGTTAATGACCCATTATGATATTGTAAAAACATATCCAATGTAATAGAATCCGCAATTATGTTTCGCATTTCAGATATGGTAGGGACTGGCAGTTTTTTTGCGTTATATTCATTCATATCTGCGTATGTTCGTGCGATACATCCTATAAAAGATTGGTGATATTTACGTTCTACTGTATATAATAAATAGGCTCGTTGGTTCTCTTTTAATTTTTGTGGATTTTCCATAGATGTCATGGATTGATAGTTTACATCTAAGAATAATTGGACGGAACGAGGTAGAAAAACCCATATACCTTCTTTTTCAAAAAATGATAATTTCGAAAAGTATCGTATTGTCGTAATATCGTCGGGTGCTTGTTTTAAACTTTTCAACGATTTATCTGTTTTGTGTTGTTTTATTTCAACATTTCCAGTAAGTTCAGTATCTTCCCCATCAATAACTTCTTTCCAATTGGTTCCTTGTGGTATATCAATGTCATTTTGACCGACACCCCATTTTTGTCTACGTGTTTCAAGTTGCGATGATTCCCATTGTTTACTAAAACAGCATGGTACTCCATTTTTTGGATGGGTTTCATCCGGTAAAAATCCGGGTGAATGATGAACGTATTTTCCATTCTTATCGACATGATATCGTGGGTCAGTAAATTCATGTATTTCACCAGAACATACACCAGAATCAACGTCTTTTTTAGTTAATGGTTTATTTGTTTCCAGACACCAATAACGAGGACATATAAACCAGTGTGGGTTTTCTTTATCAGCACCATAACGTAGAGCATATCCATAACCTTTACGATTATTACGGTCGATTTGCGTTTTTTCATCATTTGTAAGTATAACAGGTTGCCTCAATACATTAGACGGGCATGCCCTTGAATAAGCTTTATAATGCCCCATTTCTTTTGACATGATAAGTTCCGGTTCTAACAACTTCAATTTGTCAAACATATATTTTCTGGGGTCTAACTTTTTTACCTTTGATTTTTTAGCACCTCCTTCCATATCGTCATCATCATCGTCTTCCATATCATCATCATCATCCATATACAAAAATCCATCGTCATCATCATCATCATCATCATCATCATCATCGTCATCCGCATCGTCATCGTCATCTTTGCCTAATAAATTATCATTCTGTGAAATAGGACTAACCGATTTATTGGAAGGTATAATAAGGTTCTCAATCGTGGGTTCTTTGACAGTATCATATTTTCCAGAACATAGTTGATTTATTTTTGTCTTCGATACACCATTTATTCCAATTTTTTGTGATATACGTAAAAAACTATCAAAATAAAGAAACAATAATTCAATATACCGTATATTTGTGATTTGAGTAACCTCTATATGTAAAATCAACCCAGTTTGTAGTTTACCCATATTCACAGAAAACCCGGGATTTTCAACAATATCTATGTTCTTATTTACATATTGACCGTTAATTCTTGTAAAATTATTTAAATATTTGGTAAATTCTAAAAGGGCTTCTTGTTCGGTAAAATTATAATTCAATACGAGTGAATTAATGACATCTTTTTCACTATTTGTTCTCTTATATACTTCGGTAATCATGGTATTTATTGCGTTCATTTGTGTATAATTATTTACACGTTTAAAATTCATTTGTAAATTATTTGCGTCGGATTCTTTTATTTCGAACATACTGGTTAAGCATGGAGATGCGTCATTCAGTTTTACATCTTCCGTTAATGGAGTCCATATTTTATAGTTAATATTTATAATTTCAATATTTTTATGTTTAAGATTGATAAATGGTTGTAATTTATAACCCAATTCATGTAGATTTTGATTTAATGTATTCACCGTATCATTCACAATATTATATAAATACTCTTCCAGTTCAGGTATAGATGGCAATGAGAATACCGCTATACTCCTGGGTAGTTCTAATTCCTTTGAATAAAAATCCGACATAACATTCACATCTCCATTTTGGTTTATACTAATAATGACATCAAATATTTTACCTTTCATATTTCCTCGTACAACCATTGATATTTGAAGCGATTTGCCTATATTTTTAGAATAGTTCATAATTTCACCTTTCGATAAAAATGGAACTTGTTGTCCTATTCTGGTAATATCTTCAGTATACGCACGATACATTTTTTCAAAACGAGCACCCGGGTTATATTTAATAAAGGGTATATCCTTGGTTGAATGCATAATTTTGAATAATACATCAAGAGGTAATTTTACTTTGGTAGATGGGTGAATAGTGAAATTGATATATTGTATACCATTTTGAGAATATTTAATATCATCACGAGAACCATTATTATATACTTGATACACAGTCTGTATATTTTCTTCTATTTTTTGAAAACTCTTATCGTATAGTTTCTCATTATCTGCTAATAATAGTTGTTTTTTCTCAATTATGTCATTTCCAGTAAATATATCACTTTTTCCTAATAATGGAAAATATAATGGGATGACATATTCATCGTCTAATTGAATTCGTTTTGCGTACTGAATCACATCGGATACGGAAGTAGCATATATGGTATTGTGTATTAAATCCCCATATGACAGTAATACATTGTTCTCAAAAGATACTAATGGATTGTTACTTGAATGTTGAAATGGGTTGTTATCCGCATTAATTATATTGTATGGGTTTGCTTGAAATAACAATTCTACCTTATTATCTGTAAATCGGGGACCTATAGGTAGCCATATTTCTTGTTCGTTTTCTAACGATGATAAGAATGTAGTTAAATCATTGTATGTATAAACATCTTGGACGGGTATCTTATCAATAATCGATTTATCATTGACACCTAAATTTTGTAAAAGTTGTCCTAACATAACAGAATCAAGTGGAACCTTATCATCATGAGTAACATAATTATAGATTTGAAAAAGAGATAGGTCGGTTTTTATTTTTGAGAAAAGGTACAATTCTGGATACGAAATTACATTTTTACCTATTTCTGTTATAATTTTCTTCTTTATAGTCCGAACTGTATCATCTTTATAAATTTGTTGTGACGAGAACACCACGTCAATCTTATTTAGTTCAATATTTACGATGTCTTCTTCGCTAAACATTTCATTTAAATTAACCGACTCATTGCTATTGGAAAAGACGACAATCTTATTCTCAGTCTTACTTGAATCCAAATAATGTACTTTGAAAATTTGTTCTGATGGAACTTGTATATTACTAATAGTCGAAACTGACTTTTCCATTTATATACAATGGGGTTATAAATTATGTTGTGAGATTTCATTTGTATCATTTGTTTTGTAAAACATATTTTCTATAATTATGTTAATATGAAGTTTGCGTTATTAATAGGTATAAACTATGAAGGAATTGAGGATTCCGAATTAACAGGATGTATTGATGATGTTCTTAGAATGCGTGATATGCTAATAAATGAATTGAGATATGAAGATAAAAATATCATAGTATTACGAGATGATACTAATAATAGGGATTTGTATCCGACAAAGAAAAATATTATACGATATTTGGAAGAATTTGTATTAAATAAACAGAATGATGACGAATTATGGTTTCATTATAGCGGACATGGTTCGATTCGTCGTGACAGGTCAAATGATGAAAAAGATAATATCGACAGTGTCTTAATTCCTAACGATTTCCAAACAAATGGCGTGATATTAGATGATGACATATATTCAATAATAAAAGACGTAAATTGTGGGTTATTTTTATTGTTTGATTGTTGTCATAGTGGAAGTATATGCGACTTACCTTGGTCGGTACAGTATGTTAATAATCAACTTACAAAAACGAATATTAATACAAATCATCATGAAAACCCTAATATTTATGCTATAAGTGGGTCAACTGATATGCAACTAAGTATGGAGAATTATAACGAATTTCTACAAAAAAAAGTAGGTGCTCTAACAAATGCGTTTTTGATGTTGTTACATACCAATAAATACAATGTGGCGATTGAAGATTTATTTATAGAAATTTGTCGTTATCTTTCATACAATGGATTAGAACAAACCCCTATATTATCATATACGTCAGAAGAAATAACATATAAGATAAAATTGTAATAAAGATATTATAATAATTTTTATTATATGTCTACTTCTAGGTATCCGGTAGTTATATTTTTTCGGCATGATAAATATTCAGAAATAGATAATTTTATAGAAAATAATAAAGAATCGCTCATGTGTTCTATTCATATTACAAATGATATTAGTGAATTGAATAAATTATACAACCATAATTATCATATATTAGTTACATATGGAGATACTTATGCCGAATATGATTATATTTCGTCAAATATACCATCGCGGTTTTCTAGTAGATGGTTTCATAAAAACGATATATCGAATATAGAGGGATTCAATCATAATGTAAATTATTGTTACATTACAAATGTAATTGATAGTAGGGAAAAAACCAGACCTATATTCTCTATATTCACTACATGTTTTAAAAGCTATAATTATATTAATACTGCTTATGAATCCATAAAAAAACAAACATTAAAAGATTGGGAATGGGTTATTATGGATGACACACCAGAAGACGAACACTTTACTTTTCTGAGAGATACCTTATCTCACGATAATCGTATTAGATTATATAAGAGAGATAAAAACAGTGGTAATATAGGTAATGTTAAAAACGAAGCTATATCATTATGTCGTGGTAAATATGTATTAGAAATGGATCATGATGATGAGATACTAAAAGATTGTTTATTGGATTCTTATAATATTTTCCAATCGGACCCAGAAATAGGATTTGTATATGGTGATACTATTAATTTATTTCGTGACGGACAAAATTGTACGTATCCAGGTAACTTTCTTTGTAAAGGTTATGGGTCATATTATAGTGAATTAATTGACAATCAGTGGAGATTTATTTATAATACTCCAAATATTAATAATGTCACATTGAGCCATTTAACTTGTTTACCAAATCATCCTCGTATTTGGAATCGTGCAGTACTGATGGAACTTGAAAGTTATTCTGAATATTTGCCTATATGTGATGATTATGAAATTCTTCTCAGAACATGTTGTAGTAAATACAAGGTTGCGAAAAATAATAAAGCACAATATATTCAATATATGAATAATGAAGGTAATAATTTTTCTATGATTCGGAATTCAGAAATTAATCGTATTGGTCCCAAGTATATTAGTCCTATGTTCTATGCTAAATATGGAGTTCAAGATAAAATGAAAGAATTAGATGCTTATGAAGACCCACGGTATGTTACGAATCATTCTGATATTTGGAAACGAGGACCTGAATATCAACATAAAATAATGAACTCTCGAATTAATTTGGATTACAATAAACAATATTGTATTATTAATGATGCTATTGACAATGTCAGATTGAAAGAATTATACCAAAATAGTAAAAACGATTTTTTGGTGTTAAGTAATAAAACAACAACATCAGAATTATGGGTTAAATTGAATTCCTTGGGATTTGGTAGAATGAAATGCTATGGTTATAAGGATTGCACTGATGAAGAATTGATTAAATATTTTAAAATGATGTATAAAAACGATAATTGTGATTATGAAATTATACAAAATATTCGGGAAGACCACAACAACCGTGACATCATGAATTTATCAGTATTAAATGTAAATTATTTTAAAGAATCGTTTGCAAATGCCAGTCCATTTAAACATATAATACTTGATAATGTCATTAATGAAAAACTATTAAACAATGCTTTAAATGAAATTAATAATATTCCAGAACGTGAATTATTATCAGATTATGTTCTCGGAATAGAAAACGTACAAATTAATAAGTTTTGTTATAGAGATTTCAATAAATTAAAATATATAACTTGTATTAAAGACTATTTTGAAAGCGATACATTTATAAACTGGTTAGAACAAGTTACAGGTATAGATAATTTACAGAAAGATATCACACATAATGGTGGAGGTATTCATATAATAAAACAAAATGGAAAATTGGCTATACACAGCGATTTTAACCGTCATAGAACTACTATGAAATATAGACGATTGAACTTGCTACTATATTTAAACAAAGATTATCAAGAAGATTATAACGGTCATTTAGAATTATGGAATAAACAAATGACTTCGTGCGAACAGAAAATTTCACCGCTATTTAATAGAATTGTATTATTTAAAGTTGATGATGATGCAAATCACGGTCATCCTGAAATATGGAATAGTGAAAATAGTAACAGAACTTCATTAGCGTTATATTATTATACTGATGATAGACCGGAACACGAAAAATCTGAAAATTATAATGCTGTATGGAAATGTATACAAAAACCGAAATGTTATATTATTCATAATAATACAGTAGGAGGTGCTTATAAATTTTTAACAGATACTATGAAAATGTATCCAAACTATGAGTACATTTTTATTGATAGTAAACACCAACTTATGTCTATACGGTTTAATAAAAGCGATTTGTTTATATTACAAAATGTTCTCTATACAGATATTGAAATAACTGATATTATCAACGTTTATAATAAATACCAATTCAAATTAATAATCCAAATACATGATTTTCAATGGCTATGTCAAGACCAGCATCAATATACATATGATATACCCTCTGCGTATTTAAGTAATAATATTAATGTATCAACCGAGATAACTGAACTGTTGTTGTTAGCTGATAAAGTGGTTATGAATTCCCAATTTACACATGATGTATATTCAAAGCATTTTGACTCAACTAATTTTACAGTATGCTATCCAAGTGACTATAACATTCAAGTTGGAATCAAAAACATACCCGAAATACAAAATAAATGTATGAATATTGGCGTGTTCTCTCCACTATGTAAATTCAAAGGTGAAAGATACGTGAATTATTTAAAAAGCAAATATGAGTGTGATACCATTCAGTTTCAAATAGTAGGACAGAACATTCCATATTACAACGAAAATGAGTTTTACGATTTTATAAGGAAATACAATATTAATGGTTTCTTACTACTGAATGAATGGGGTGAAACATATGGATATTTACTTACGAAAATAATAAACTCTGGATTACCACTATTATACAATAATTTCGGCGCTGTTAAAGAAAGATTATCTGGAACGCAGGAAAAAATGGAACATTATTTTAAAGTATATGATAACGAACATAATGACGACGTAACGATTGACTATACCATATTAGAAACTCAATTTAATCAGTTTGTAAAATACATAAATACCAATGCTGGAACAGTTGGAGTCATGAATGAAGAACTGACAATAAGAAGCAGACCCGTATATGATGAATTGTTTTTACCTATCACAAATGTATATCAAAACAGAGAAATACCCAAACATGTTTTTCAAACATCAAAAGATATATTGCCTCCATATGTAAAAGAACTAATAAATATACACTGTCCGGACTGGAAATATTCACATTTCACAGACAAAGAGTGTATACAATTTTTTATAGATAATCCAATCGCTGAGTTTCCCAATATTATACAAAAGTTTAATAGTTTTACACAAGGACAACATAAAGCAGACATATTCCGATATTATTACTTGTATTTGCGTGGTGGAGTGTTTTTAGATAGTGATGCAATGTTTGAGACAAATATTGATAATATTATACAAAATTATGATTCGGTTTTTGCAAAGTCACATATGAAAAACGAACATTTATTCAATGGATTTATTGCTACTTATCCTAGAAACGAAATTATATATGATGCTTTGAAACATGCGTATTATACAGAAAATCACATATTACAAACGAATTATCATTATTTATGTGAAGAGTTATTGAGGATTGCGAATACAGAACAAAAGAAAGCGTCAAGGCAAAATATGGTTATATACCAAGAATATGCTGACACAGTTGATGGTAAGGGCGTTGGAAGATTTAAAAACACCAACGAGGATACAGTATTTATACATTATTGGCAAGATAGAGAAATACCGAGTAAATTAGTGAATTCATTAACACCAACTTATCTAGAAAAACAAAACAAAAAAATCGGTATATTCAATAGTTTCCCATTTCATTATGAAGTGTTTGGGTTTATTTTAAATTATGCCAAAAACAATAATTATGAAGTTGACATTTTTACAAATACCCAAAATAATTTAGGTTGGATAGATTTCTACAAAGATAATTTCAATAATTTCAATATCATAGATTTCAATCATTTTAATGGAAATACAATTATTTATGACAAAGTATTTGTAATAACTGATTATGACAATGCTTTTAAAACAGAATGGATGAATAAAAATGTTATTTGTATTAATCATACTAGTAAAATAAAAAGACCTGAATATAAACATTATTTAAATGTTGCTCAATTTAAGGATAGCACATTTGATTATATAAATCCTTGTTATAATCTAAACATTTTTCAAAATAAAATACAAAATAATACAGTCAATATTATTGGTGGTGGATATGGATTAAATTTTTCAATAGTAAACCGTTTACATTCAAATAATAAAATTAAATTAAATATATTTGTTAGGAATACCAATGAAATAAATATTGAAAATATGTCTATACTTGATAAGAATAAGTTTGATATACATTTTAAAATAGCCATTGATACAACTGAAATGATAAATGAACTAAACAAAAGTTCTTATATTCTTATTAATTATAACAGTAATCAAGAACTTAATACAGGAAGAAGTTGTAGCGGGTCTCTTCAGTTAGCATTATCTACATTATGCAAACCTATTATGGCAAAAACTGCTAATAAATATTTACAAATAGAAAATGCGTTAGAATTTGATATAGACTCGGATGAACCAATAAATATTGATGATGAAATAGATTTCAAAGCTATAGAACAAGAGCGAAATAAATATGTGGATAAATTTGAAAAATATTTAAATAATATTAAACAATCTTACAATTTTGAACATGATAAAGTTAATAATGATGTAAGTAAGGAAAATTTATGTTTACTAATGTATGGAGAATTAAGGACATTTAAAAACAATTTTAGAAATAATTTATTAGAGTTCTTACCTATATTACAAAATTATAAAAAGACCTATATTTTTATTTTATTAAATCATAAAAAAGAAGTATTAGACAAACATTATAAATATATTGAAAATATTTGCAAAGAATTTAATATTGAAATTGGTTTTATAGAAACTCTGGAAACATCAAACTTTAATCTACAAGACGAAATAGATTATTGTAATAAGTTACTTTTACAAAAAAAGAATGATAATAAACAATTTTATAATAACTTTGTTTTAAATCTATTATATAGGAAATATAAATTAATTGAATTAGTAGAAGAATATTGTTTTGTAAATAAATTAGATATTTCTGATATTTTATATGCTCGGTTATTTGATTTTATTATAAAACAAAATATTCCCAATGATGATATTTATGTTAATATAAAAAATACAAATTTTGAAAATAATATTTATTTTGCTCCTGATACAACATTTATTGGTAATTATAATTTAATCAAAAAATCAATGAAAATTGATAAATTATACAACTGTGATGAGCTATGGAATAATAAAGGTTTTCTCAATTTTTCATATAAATTTGACTCGATATTAACCAATAATAAAGATACATATGCTCCTGAAATACAATATACAGCAAATATTTATTTTCAATCAATTAATGCATATAATTTAAGATATTATAGATGGGATCCAAATTGTTTAGATAAAAACTTAATGTATGAAATATTTGTAGATCCTAACAGATATACTATTGATTTAGATTCAATTAATATACCAAAGAAATTATTTCAAACTTGGGAAACTACTAACATTGAACCAGAATTTCAGAAGATTATAGACAAATGGAAAGAATTTAATCCTGATTATGAATATATATTTCACGATTCAGAACAAAGATTAAAATTTATTGAAGAGAATTTTGAAGAAAATGTAGTAAATGCTTATAACAAAATAATACCTGGGGCTTATAAATGTGATTTATGGAGATATTGTGTATTATATATTTATGGAGGGTTTTATGCTGACATTGATACATTATGTATGGGTAAATTAAACGATTTAACCGGTGATAATATCGATTTTATAGTTCCAATAGATTTAAATTTAAATCCCAGAGAAGGAGAACATAATTTGGCATGTGGATTTATTGGTAGTGTGCCAAAGTCACCTATCCTTTTAGATGCTATAAATAGAATAGTTTTTAATGTAGAAAATAATATTATTCCGACATCAAAATTAGATTTTTCAGGTCCAGGTGTATTAGGACGCGCTGTAAATAAATTTTTAAAATTAGAAGAAACAAGTAGTTTTACAGGAAAAGAAGGTATAAAAAATAGTATAAATTTTTTACATTTCGATTCGAATACAGAATATGTAAGTGATATAAATACCAATAAAATAATTTTACAAAACAAAAACAAGAATTCAGACATTATAAGACTTTATAATAACGAATGTAATAAAATAAATGGATTTAAAAGTTGGAATTGGACTTCTGTATCCCCTATATAAGAATCCAACACTTCATATAGTACAAAATATACTATATGAATATTACGATATTAGCTTAAAAATTTCCGTTGGGACGGTTATTTTGCTGCATGATTTCGTCATTAGACATTTCGCGAGTGGATTTACCACCACGAACCCATCCATCAAGAGCAGCCTCTTCAACAGTGTAAGATGCGTTATTCACGCGCTCTTCCATCTTGTTATCAGTAGGGTACATTTGATATTGAGAGAAAGATTTTTCCATAATAGTAGATACACTCTTCTTTCCAGCAACCACTTCACCGTGCTGAAGTTGAGATTCTAAAGCGGGGTCGCAACTACCGCGTCCTAAGTAAGGGACACTTGCGAAAGGACGTTGAAATAATTGTAATTTCTCAAATGGCTTGGTCTGCTCGGTCTTGATAACAAGATTGGACTCAGTGTCAATAACACTGCCATTCAGACCATTTCCATGGGAAATACCGCTAAAAGTCATAGTAGGTTGTTGAACGGCAAAATCTACGTGTTGAGATGAAGTATTCTCGCTAAAAAAGCTTGAAAGATTGTGATTGGCATATCTTGTATTATGAACGTTATTTTGTGTTTGGTCGTTTTTATCAGAACCAATACGGTCGGTATTATTAAACAAATAAGGGCTAACTGTGGACATATTGTATTTATACTATAGTAAGAGAATGAATTTCTATATAAGGAAATTATTATATGGAAATTAAAAATTTAATAATTGGTATGACGAGATAAGTTTCTGGCACACGCAAAATTATTGCCTTCTTTACAAGAAATCATACTTCCATAGCAAAATTCGCTAAATGCTTGTTGGTCGTTAGGGATTGTTGTACTTGGATTAGAACTAAATGGTCGTAATGACTGTTCGAATACATATTGGTCTCCTAAATCTTTAAACAATTTGTCTGCTATATCGGGTTGGTCTGGATTGCTTTCTGCTACCATTTGTTTAGCACTATTTAAAATATTATCGTTTACATTTTTATTAAATGCTGCTGGAGCAGGTTTTTTATTAGGATTGTAATCATAATCAGTCATCATAACATTACTAAATGGATTACTTGGTTCAGGCTCATCAAATATGTCAGTAGGGATTTCTTCCCCATCTTGTGTTAAAAAATCCATTGCTGGATTTCCAAACCCTTCTTTTACCTCTTCAATCACCTTTTTAGATTCAACCTTGACTTTCTCTTTTTGATGATAATGATGAAGGATGAAAATAGAACCAATGGTAATAGCCCCTATGATTAAATGACGAACACCACCGTATAAAATGGTACTAATTAATGTCATGATAATGATTGTACGGGTTACTGAATTTAATTTTTGTTCGTATGTCATGTTTTCAGTAGGGAAAAATTCCATTACATGCTTAGAAGCAAACAATATATTAGGATTCTCACCCCAAAAAGGAATATACTTGGGTTTTTTAGTATTGGGTTTCTCTATCAAATTATCTGTCATTTATATCTATTCGTATATATAAATTAAAATATATTTCCGCTATGGCAATGATATAATTACAAATTACTAAATATATCATCATTCAATTACCTTTTTAACACATTTTTCATCAATTTGAAATGTGTCTTCTTTGTAGGTATTAGGTATAATTTTCAGTATACATTTCGATTTCTCTCCATATAAAGGTTCCGTACATCCATTTTCCTTTTTCTTATACGTTTTTCTCTTTGGCTTTATTTCTTTCAGAGATATCGTACAACGAGCACGGAAATCTTCGTATCGTTCTCGTACGTCATTATATGATAATCCGGATTTCTTACCTAACATCGTGTTTATTAGTTCATGCAACTCATACACATATCTTGAGAACGTTTCGCGATTTTTCATGTGTTTCATTTTAAGTGGTAACTTTTTGAAATTATCACGTAGATTAATCCTGCATTTACCACACGGTAATATATATTTCATATTTATTATATAGTCACGATAATTTCGTTTATCATTTTTAGTAGGATTTATCGGATAATTGAAACTAATAGTATGCAGTGAATGCCACATACCAGGACCCCATACACTGGTTAACATACCATCACCGCTATTATAATCATTTAGAGAATATGTCTTCTTATTTTTTATTGTTTTACCCATCTTAAGTTATAATCCATTGACAAAATATTATTTACTAAATTTTATTCGTTTTTCCAATACAAAAAAGTATATCTATAATTTATATAATGCCAGGATTAATCGAAGTTGTCACCAAAATAGTAAGCCCTTACTACAAATATATAGTTATGATAATCGCAGCTATTATTTTTGGATATGCTGCTAATTATGGTTATAATAAATATTATGTAGCTAAGAAAGAAAACAAGTTTGCGAATGTACCGAATGCTAATCGCAGAAATAAAGAAGTTAGTGTTATGTTCTTTCACGTCGACTGGTGTCCTCATTGTAAGACCGCACTACCCGAGTGGGAGAATTTCAAAAAACAGTTTAATAACAAAGAAGTGAATGGATATATTACCAAATGTGTTGATGTAGACTGTACCGATGAAAACAGTAAAGTCCAAAATATGATTAGCAAATATGATATTGAGTCGTACCCCACTGTTAAAATGGTAAAGGATAAAAATACAATTGAGTTCGATTCTAAAATAACAACAAGTACGTTGGAACATTTTGTAAATACTATGTTGATGGAATAATTACGTCTTCATTTGCCATTAAAATATTTTCTGTTGATGTGAATAAATTAGATATTACATCAACACCATTTTGTATCAGTTCTATCCGTTTTTCCATATTACTTGTAGTTGTAACAATGTCATAAATTGATATTTCAGGGGAACCTATTTTGAACTCATTTTCAATAACATGCGTTACTTTGGGTAAAAACGCGGTAATTACTTTTTTTAATATAACAATTACATAATCCAGTAATGATGATTTTTCATTCATCGCATCTACATCATTTACATTCATGTCACTACATAATCCGATTATTTCGGACGGATTAGCACCATTTTCAATACATTTATCAAGAGGATAATTTAATAATAATCCACCATCACAATAACACTTGTTATCTTTTATCAATGGCGAAAAAATAATCGGAATAGAACAAGAACTATATACAGCATCTATTACTCGCCAATCAGGATGTGTTTTATATGATATATCTACTAATTCAAAATTCATTACTTCTGTTGTAAAAATATGGATTTCTATTTTGGTAATATCGTAAAATTCTTTCATAGTTACATTAATTGGGATGTCTTTCCCTAAAAAAAGGGATGAAAATGTATCTTCTATTGTTTTTATACCGAAAATTCCTCGCTGTTGAAGCGAATCCAATATAGAATATAAATTAAATTTAAAAACATTATGCCAAGGTCGTTTTATCAAATAATCGTCCATTGTTTTCCAATCATAATTCAGAGCAAGTATTATGGCAAAAATAGAACCTACCGACGTACCATATATGGTTTCTATATTTTCTAATTTCCATATTTTACGGAAATAACATTCTTTTAATATTCCATAAAAAGAGAACCCTGTAACACCACCACCAGAACATACAATATGGCGTATTATGGAAGGGTGTTTATATGGTATCATTAATGTATACATTTATACGTTGGTATTATTTATATTTTTTCTGAATACTTGTATATTACAAATGTCTGTCTTTATTCATACTGATGAAACAGATGATATTGAAAAAATGAATATAGATGAGTTGTTTGACAAAAAACAACAACGTGACTTAAAAGAGCGTAGTATTTACAATAAATTATTAAACAGAGTTCACAGTCGTATAAAACATACATCCAGAAGTAAAAGAAATGAAAGTCATATTTGGTTTCAAGTACCTCAATATATATTTGGAGAACCTGTATACAAACAAGGAGATTGTATAGGTTATTTAGTAGCAAAATTAGAAGAAAATGGCTTCTATGTTCGATACATTCATCCATCGACGTTGTTTATAACGTGGGCGAATTGGATACCTGATTATGTGAGAAATGAAATTCGTAAGAAAACGGGTATGGTTATAGACGAAAAAGGTAACATAGTTAAAAAAGAAGATGAAGAAGAGGAGGATGAAGATACGAATGGCAAATTATTTAATAGCGAACAAAATAATTTACAAAGAGCACGTCGTGAATATAATGATACAGATGAGTATAAACCTACCGGAGCTTTAGTTTATAAACCTGAAATGCTTGAAAAATTAGAAAGAAAAGTTACTTTTTCATAGAAAAACGGACACGTTTCGTGAGTTTGGTTGGCTTCTTTTCATTGCTTCTTCTTCTTTTTGAACGTTTATGACGCCCATTTCCGACAAGCATATTATTCGTGTTGTCAGATTGTTCTTCCTTTGCTTTAGCATACTCTTTTTTATCATGTCTGTCCTTAGCTTCTTTAATAACCCTATCAAATAAATCATCAAATTTAGATAAAAATTTTTCAGAATAAGTTTCATCTCGTAAGAGCTTTGTTTGAAGCACATTAATAAAATCTGTAGTAAATTCTTCACTATCAATTTTGGCTGTTAATTGTTTGATAATTTCATTTGTAGTCGTAGTTATCATTGTGGGTATGTTAACTTTTAATTCGTTACACGTGTAATTTGCGATTTGTTCTCCTAAAGTTAATGCTTTATCAAACGCCGCTTTGGTAGTTGATCCTTGAACGAAATCATTGGCTTGTTCTGCAACTGTTTGAGTCATGTTCGATGCGAGTTTTTGAATCACTGCTCCTGGTTGGCTTGACATTATTTACAATATACTGATATAAAATTGAAAAAAGAATTAGAAATAACGGATAATAAAAGTGCGTATAAATTTGTATTAATAAATATCAATACAAACTAAATGTCTGAACTTGTTTGTGTTTTATCTAAGGATGCCAGTGATAGTGGTTTAGTAAAAACATCAAACAAACAAAAAACCCAAAAAAAAAAGGTAAATCGTTCAAATAATGATAAATCTAAATTATGGGATATTTACGATAATGATAAATCTGAATCTGATATTCATAAAAAAAAAGAGGACGTTATCGAATGTGTATATGCTAAAGATTCTGAAGTGTGTAATATATGTCAGGCTCCTCTTATGATTATGGAAAATGGATTCCCTACATGTACGGGTACAACGTGTGGAGTAATATATAAAGATGCGTTGGATTATTCCCCCGAATGGAGATTTTACGGTTCTGAGGATAAAAACGCAAAAGACCCTACTCGTTGTGGAAATCCTATAAACCCGTTACTCGTCGAATCATCATTTGGATGTAAAGTAATATGCAATAATAAATCTTCCTATGAAATGAAAAAAATACGTAAATGGACTGAATGGCAATCTATGCCACATCGTGAAAAATCATTATATGAAGAATTCCAGTTTATTACAGTGATGGCTCAAAATGCGGGGGTTCCGCGTATATTTATAGACCATGCTATGATTGTTTACAAGGATATTTCGGAACAGAAAATGTTTCGAGGGATGAATCGAGATGGTATTAAAGCGGCATCCATATATATTTCATGTCGTTTAAATGAATGTCCCAGAACGGCACATGAGATTGCTGAAATTTTCAAATTAGATAAAACCAGTGCTACAAATGGTTGTTCTATGGCGGTAAATATTCTACATAATATTGAAAGAAGTATTGACCCTTCACAACAAGCCGAATTATGTCAGACTTTACCAAGTTCATTTATCGAAAGATACTGCAGTAAATTACATATTAATAATGAGTTAACTATGCTTGCTAAGTTCGTTGCGATTAAAATAGAAAAGAATAACATTATTACAGATAATATTCCTCACGCTATATCGGCGGGGGTTATATACTTTGTTTCTCATAGCTGTGGGTTACCCGTTACAAAACAAGACATTAAACAAATATCAGGTGTTAGTGAGGTAACTATTAATAAATGTTTTAAGAAACTTGACGCAATTAGTGACAAACTCTTACCAAAAGCAATTATGAATAAATACACATAAGTTGAACGTAAATTCTTGTAAAATATTTTTTTTATGGTTAAATATTATATAACATGTTTGATTCCATTCCAACTATTGAACCTGAACTAACTCACCCTTTTATTATTTTATCATTATTGATGTCTGCCAATTATTTAGGTGAACTATTTCCATGTAAGGTTCAGTCTGTATTTTCAAAAAACATGATAGTAAAGCATATATTAGGATTTTTATCATTAATGTTTTTTGTTGTATTAACCCGACCGAATTTATATACATCCAGTAATTTTGTCTATGTATCAGTATTATTGTATAGTTTTTTTATGTTTTTATCCAAATTGAATTATATAATTTGGTTTATTGTCTTTGGAATATTTGCTATTCTATATGTTTCACATGTATATTTAAGTCAGATTGAATCAGAAAATCAAATAACCCGTAGTAAAATAGGTGATAACACAGTAAGTCCTGACGCGGATGACAAAATGCCTACACAAAATATTACAGAAAAAATAGAAACCATAAAAATGATTCAGAAATATTTATTATTCGCCGTATTCCCTACTACACTTGTCGGGTTTATTCATTATTTGGGTGAAAAAAAGATAGAATTCGGACAGAATGGATTTAATTACACACAATTCTTATTTGGAAAACCAAAATGCAAGGATTTTTCACCAGAATATAAAGGTTTTTTTGATACAATGATACATGCGTTCAAATAAATTATTAATGAATACGCATATACAATTATGTCTTTTAATTGTATATACGAACTAATTCCGAATGGAATCTTATATTGATAGATTATTATCTGGTAAGACAACAACCAAACGACAAGAACAAATACGCGATTTAGTAATAAATTATGATAGTGAAGATGAGCCACCAATCACGACAAAAAACGAACCATCTATACCACAAGCACCACCTATACAAAAAGTATCTTCAAATACATCCAACCTATCTATGGAAGATTACATTAATTCTATGATGAATCATGATGACGTAATCAATTCTGATAGTGAAGATGAACCTGAACCAGTAAAAGAACCTGAACCTGAACCAGTAAAAGAACCTGAAACTGAACCTGAACCTGAACCTGAACCCGAACCCGAAACTGAACCTGAACCCGAAACAAAAGCACCACCTATAAAAAAATTATCTATGGAAGATTACATTAGTTCTATGATGAATCATGATGATGTAATCAATTCTGATAGTGAAGATGAACCCAAACCTGAACCAGTAACGAAATCTATTAATAATATTGATATTGAATATGCCGAAAAAGTAGAAGCAAGGCATTTGAGAGTTAAAAACGCAAAGGAACGATTTGAACGTAATATTCCCAAAATAGTATTTGTTGTACCATATCGTGATAAATACTTAGAGAAGGATTTTTTTGATGCACAAATGTTAAAAGTATTAGAAGATTATCCTGATACATATTATAAAATTTTGTATATTCATCAAAATAATGACCAACAATTTAACCGCGGCGCCATGAAGAATATAGGGTTTTTAATTCTGAAAAATCAATATCCAAGTTATTATAAAAAGATAACACTTGTATTTAATGACATTGATGTGATGCCATATGATAGTAAGACGATTGATTATAAAACCACTTCAGGAACTATCAAACATTTTTATGGATTCAAATATGCACTGGGAGGTATATTTTCTATAACAGCAGAAGATTTTGAACGAACATCTGGATTTCCGAATGTATGGGATTGGGGATATGAAGATATTATTTTTCAAAAAAGAACGATTAAACAAAATATTACAACTGATTATTCACAATTCTTTCCATTTAATGACGGGAACATTATTAAATTAAATTCGAACACAACCAAATTATTAGAAAGAGACGCTAACGTTCAACAATATAACATACCGAGAACAGATGGGTTTCAATCGATTATTGAATTAAATTATATTATTAATGAAGAAACGGGGGTTGTAGGTGTAAATAAATTTAATTTTAAAAATAATCAACCAGCATCAATACAGACAAATACAGTGTCTACAAGTATATATAAGCCATATAGACGTTCAGGTAGAATGTTTTAGAAATCTATATTATGTATTATTTTTACAGCCAATCCTATTTCGTTCGCCGTTTCCCAAATCCCAGAAATTTTAATAGTTAATATATTATTGATTTTTGAAGATTTACTTAATTTTGAACGTATATTTCCCGAGTATAATTTATTTGTTAATATGCCTACCATTTTTTTATTTGAAGCATTCATATTGTTGTAATACTTTAAAATATCCATTTCTACATTCGTAATATATTGTATGTATTCTAAATTTTGTTTGTCATACGGTTGATATGTTAGAGAGACGATTCTATCATCCTGATTCAGCACCATATTATAAAGAACCAATTGTAAGTATATTCCATTCATGGTTAAATTTTCATTAGAATAAGTAAATTTGGTAAATGTACCTTCAATAACAGTATTATTTCGCTTTTTCAATAAGTTAATATTTTCTATGTTAAAATCATTGTGATTTAATACAATATTCATGGTTAAATATATAGCAATTATATATTTAACTGGTTTTGCATTTGAATATTTACTCAATTACATACGTAATTTATCTATTTCTGATTGTAATGTGATAATCTGAGTAGAAAGTGCGTTTGACTTATTAGATTCCTTGTTATTATTCAGTTCTACTTGTAATTTAGCAATCTGATATAGTTTATCATCAATTAACTTCTGGTCAATCAATGGTATTCCTGCTGATATAGCTTGTTTGCGTAATTCATACTCTTCTTTAGTTTCTAACCCGCTTTCCGTTACATCTGTAAACCATTCTTTAGGGTTGCATATAGTTGAATATAGAGTCCAGCATAAAAATACAATAAATACTAAAATTATGATTAATAAAATAATATGTGTACTTTTTAAAGATTTCATGGTATTATATTATACTATTATATAATATAATAATGTCATCAGTAGTAATGAATCAAATACCCATTATTCCATGGAAAGGACAAACATTTAATCAGGTTGTAACTCATATTAAAAAAAATGGAACAATTTATAGTGATAATACTCATAATATTTTTTCAGCTCTCCCTCTAAAAACTTACCGTAAAGAAATTGGTACTAACAGTTGTACTACAAGTCGCAACACAACTACTATAGAAGAACTAAATCGTCCAGGCAGTTCTATCGTTAATTCGAATAGTAGTATTTGTAATGGTTTAGTTAATATTGTGGATTTTAATTTAACTACTAACTCAAGTGAAAACATAGGGAATTGTGCGTCTGAATGTGTTGTAGGAACTCCTGAAACAAACGCAAGACGTCGTGTTCGTAGTTCAGGTATGATAAAAAAGCAATTTGATTTGTCTACCCATAAGCCAACATATTATACCGATTCACGACAATATTTAAACAGTCGTAATAAGACATACGAACAAAACAACTTCCATTATTTCAGAGAAGGTGACGCAACTGCGGTACAAGGAAGTAGTCAATCTATAGCTAATATCTATACTACTAATACAACTACCGATTGTAAGCGATATTATTTATCAGCAGATACATCGTTTACTTATGAATGGGTAGCAGGCAACCCTACTGGAGCAGGTGGAGGAACTCCTGTAGCTGATGAATCAGCATCACAATACGGCACATTTACAGTTAACCTACTAAAAGGATTTTACGATGTGTCTGACATAAACAGAGTTCTTCATTCACAAATGACTTTAAACGAACATTATTTTGTAGACAGGGCTAATGGTTCTAAAAAGTTTTTTATTAATTTTGTATTTAATTCATCAACCAAGTTAGTTCAATTACAGATAGAATTTATTTCAAACGATATTATAAACGATCAAGGATTAGTTCAACCTGAAATTGAAACCAGTAGCGACCCCCGATATCCTGTCTGGAACGTACCTGAAACACCAGTTATACCTATTGTGAAGATATTAGATAATGATTTTAAAACTCTTGTAGGATTTACTGCCGGTCCATATCCTGCTGTCAATCCTTCTTTCGACGAAAAAAAAAAATATAATGTTTATAATGTTTCATCTAATTCAGTTGATGGACCTGCTATCAAACCCAGATATAACCGCGTCTATTATAAACCTAATAATCATCAGTACGCCCAACAGGGGGCGGTGTCATCCAGTTCTCGTATTACTCGGTTGAAATACAACGCAATTACAAATTCTGCTTCAAGTTATAGAAATTCATTTGGACCACATGTTGCGAATGCTCTTGCTTATGGAGTTCCTGCAAATGGATATACTGTAAAAGACAAATTCGGATACCCACTTCCAAAAACACCCACATTTACATCGACTGGCGAGCAACGTAATTGTCCTAATGTTTCTATCCAAGGATAAACGCTAACACATTATAAATTTTACAACAATGTAAATTTTATAAATTTTACAAATCTTTGAAATGAGGAACGTTGTATTTCGAGCACCAATGTACGCATTTTGATATATTTGTTTTTGCTATTTGTTCTAATTTATCGTGTTTATATTTACTTTCTATCAACGAGATGGTATAATGTATATTTTCAAGTTGTTGTTGTCCGAATACAGCATTATATTCTTCCATCTTTATTATAAAATGGTAAGATAGTGGTATATTCAAAAACCGCTTTACATTTTGTTCTCCTTTGTTAGTAGTCATTTTGACAAACGCATTATATAATACACCATAGAAAGTACTATTATTCGAATATAAAAAGTTCTTACATACAATATATTTTTCAGAGTTAGCATATCTACTTGTATATGGTTTAATTATATGTACGCATTCATAAAAAGATGATAATATATATAATAGGTCTAATGTATGATTCATAAAGGAATCAAAAATCTTAAGTATAAAACTACCTCCTTTTTTCTGCATAACCAAAGCATAGAACACTTGAGCCATCAATAAATCACTAATATGTACTTCTTGATTATTGAAATCAACTGAAAAATCAAAACCACCATCTCCAGTTATTAGCTCCATAGAAGAACCATATTTTTCCTTACAATATACAAAATTCTCTAATTTCAATATATCTCCTGTCTTATCGTTTCCTCGTTCAATATATACATTTGGATTCTTCTGTAAAAAATTTTGGGTTTTTTTCCAAGCAGGTATATTGGGGTCACTTTTATCATCTAATATTGTCATACCAACATAACTATCATGACTACAATTACGCATATGTACCATTGCTTCAATAAATCCACCTGGACCCTCCGCAATATGAAAGGTATGTATGGGTTTTGAATCAAATCGTAATCCAAATGTATTAATCATTTCTATCATTTTAAAGTAAGACCTTGATAATGGATTATACTTAGATACACATTTTTTTGTATGAGGTATATTCGTATGTATATACTCATATGGATTTGTATACTTTTTATGAATATCCCATTCATGTTCTATTGTTTCAAGCCGTTGTTTTATCTCATATAAATATCTGGATAATGAATGAGAAATCATTATGTCCGGACTCTTATCATCAACAATATAATCTATATATTTTGATATAAAAAAATTTACTCGTGGTAATTGATAATATGACATTTATGATAACAATTATTTTAGCTAATAGTTATCATATAAATATTTCTATATTGTTTTTTACATTCTTGAAATAATCTTTCTATTCTAATATAATTTTGTCTTTTTTGAGTTTTCTTGTCACTTTCTTCTTTTTTATTGGACTAACTTCCTCTGCTTTGGTATCTTCCTCTTCTTTCTCCTCATCCATTATATTTTCCACTATTGTACGGGTGTTTTCCTCCTTACTTAATATGATGTCAGACATTTTTTTTACATCCAAACTACGTACCTTTTTAAATGCGAAATAACGATTCATAAATGATATTTGTTTTTCCTCTGGTGACATATAGGGTGCTTTACCATAATCATTTTTGCGGATTGGATATTGTTGTATCTCTTGCTCCATAGCGGAATACAATTCAGAGAATAATCCAGTACCATCTGGTAACCCCATCCCGGTTGCTTCTTCTTTTGTTACTAACACAAATCCATAATCATCCATGATGCGAATTAAATAGTCAAAATTTACCAAGTATTCGCGAAATACCTTATTAATACTTTCTTGATAAACGTTGATAGCATAATCCAAACTCATTTCATCATCTGGGAAACCTGTTTTATCATACATTTTTGTAATCTCGTAGATTTTACGTTCATTTTTCAATATTGTGATTCCTTCATTTTTATTTTTATTTTCAAGAAGATTAAATACTTGCTTTCCATCATAACATGTACCAACAAAGTAACCATTGATTTTCGTACATTCAGCAATATTACGAATAAAGTTATGGAAAGTCGTCTTATTTTTGAAGAAATAATGAATTGCGAATTGACACGAACTTACATTAAATCCTGTTTCTGCTATGCCATATTGATTATATACACCCTTACCCAATAATGAAATATCTTTTGGTCCATTTCCAAACACCGCTTTGATTATTTGTTTATCCTTATCTGTATCTACCGCATCCCCATTGCGAATATTACGACTACTATCGCCAGTCACAAACAATGCCTTTGGCATTTTTGTATATTTTTTGTTTGCTCGGATGAATCGCGCACACGCACCATCAACCTGATTATGAATGTTATCTGGAGACACATCTACACCTAATACAAATTTCAACTTAGAACGGACCCATTTAGACATGTCACCTGCTTTTCCGACGGCATAATCAATTAACGTATCATCGCGTTCAGATACTCCTATGATTAGGTTTTTCTTTACAACTAAATTATGAAAATCACGTAATCCCTGGGTGCTTGTCTCCTCACTTGAACGATTGTAATATACATCATCATTATGCTCGTATTCGGGGAGATTTTCTCCTGTAGAAATCATAGTTTCGGTGATTGGTTGATGAATAGAATGCCAATTATTATTTGCGACGTGATACGCATTACCATAATTTTTCATACCAGCACGCAATTCACTTGTCTTGTCGTATCTTACGCGCAATGGAACCCATTTCCATCCATCATCATTATCCATTATATATTTGAATTCCACTATCATATCGTCTTCAAAATACTCATTTTCTTCTGTCATCATATACAGATTTGTTTCATCACCCTTCAACACAATGTTACATAAATGGGCGGTTTCATCATAAGGGTTTGTTGGTTGAAATGGCACAGGTTTATACGTGTCATTGTTATCCAAGTCATCTGGTGAGGGTAACTTATCATTAAGTATGTCCTGACAAGGATTCAAATAGCCATGTTTCTTTTCATCAAATCCACATCTTAATATTAATGTCTTGTATTGGATTACTTCTTGATTACCCTCTAAATTACGACCGTCTTGGAAAATATGATGAACTTCCTCACGTCCCGTCTTATCCTTCTTTACTGAGACTAAGAAATCAATTGTATTAAACTCGGCGGGTTTCCATTTAAATGATTTTTCCCAAGTGGATTTATATAATGGTCCCGGGGAACCGTTTACACTATTACCTCCAGCAGGAAAATCCATTGGTGTAAATATTAATCCATCTGTGGTATACTCAAATAGACCATCATTTATATCCGATAATTTTTTAGAACAAGCCGTAAATATATTACCATATTCACTCGCAGCATTAAACCCTTTACACTTCACAATTAAATCATTGGAACGTTTATTTTCTTTCGGTTCTACTTCATCAGTGGAACCTGTTTCTAATATTGAGATTGGTTTTAATAATTCGATAAGTTCACTTAGTAATTCAAGACGAAATTTCTTTGAAACAATTTCTCCCTCTTCTTGTCCTTCTACTGTTTCATCATGAAATAAGTAATTTATAAATGGAAATTCACGAACCGATTTACCATTCACATAATACAAATCAAACGCAGCAAACAAGTTCAAATATTTACCATGTTTATCTTCTCGTATATGCTCTCCATCTAATAAACTATTAAATATTGTTTTTTCGTTTGTTTTTGAGCCAGTAAATATCACATTCATATTTGTATCAATCAAATAGATTTTACCATTATTTGAAATATATAATAATTTTCGGTCTCCATCTGCCTTTTCAGTTACGCAATAATTATTTCTTATATTTACTATTGTTGAATCCTCTATAGGAGCAATAATATTTTCCAATTGTAATGTAAATGACCCAGGACCGATAAAATCCTTTGGATATATACGTTTTACTTGGTAATCTTCTCCGCGAATTATACGCATATACGAATGTAAGACATGTTCTTGTTCGCTATATGGAATTGGATATTTACTTTCTTGTAAACCACTCAAAATTATACGAATACATTTACGTAAATCATTCATCAAACTCGCGGTATTATCATATACCGTACCCATTCCTACTTTCGAATTATCGATTTCTAATTCAACCTCGTAACTTTCTTGTCCGGAAAACACTTCAGCTTCTTGAATTGTATATTGGGGGATAGGAATACGATTCATACGTTTTGAACTCTTTATTATACTTAAATCCGCAAAGATAGGATATTCATCATGATAAAACCTCACACGATTCATGGAACGAAATAACTTTTTAGAATCAACCCATTTTGATGTAATATTTCTTGCTACACCAGATTGAATGTTGAAATCTTGTTCGGTTTGATACGAAACGCGGAAATTAAAATCTTCCATATCTAATTTACGAATATATTCACCTTTACTATCTGATGCTGTCATCTTCTGGGTAAATTTGATTTTATTAAATAATGTTGATGGCATATCAATCACTTTTTGAAGATTATTTGTACGACAATATTCTTGAACCATATCTGTTCCTACGATTTCCGCGCGGATATTAGACATTTTTGTCGCTCCTGTACGATTATCTACATATTCGTTTTGGATACGTAATATCTGATTACCACGACTATTTTCAGGGTTAAATCCACATGCGTATAATTGTTTTACCACATTATCGTAGCCCATTTTATTAATAGGTTTCGCTACTTTGGGGTTTGTACCGAATCTTACTTCCAGTTCACTTACTTTATTGTTTTGGGGAAATACAGGGTTACTCGCTAAATACTGTCCTACAATTCGTTCAAACTCTTCTTTATTTTGCTTCATTGTACGTACAGGCTTTTCTTGATAGTTTGATTTCTTCATAGGTTCCCTATCTGTATGTTCGGTCATAATATAATATATATTAATTCATATATTATTTTATATCAATTTCAATTTTGTATCTTTACTACCAACGAAGTTTATCGTAAATAAGGTCATATAATTCTTTCTTTTTGTATTTTTTATCTTCGTCTAACACACCCATGTGTCTTGCTTTCTCCGTTAATTCAATTATTTTGTAATTTGAAATCGTCTTTAATGGTGTCAGATAACTTTCTAAACATATCAATTCGTTCATGTTTTCCATCTTATTTGAAGTCAATGGCTCAATATCTACACTGTATCTATATGTATCCTCGCGATAGATAGCATATGTCGGTAATTCAATATCAGTATTCGAAACGAATTTTATATATACGCCTTTTTCTCTATCTATCAAATTTATGTTGATTTTGTATAATACACATAGTGCCATTGCTATACAATAGTTAATATCTTTGGTTATACTTAATAAGTCGGACGTTAATTCCTGCGTTGCTACATTTGTAAATTTCATGTTTGTGTTTTTCATTATATTTTTGTTCTTCTGAATTAAATCTATCACTTCCGTTTGTACTTCCAACTGTCGTACACGATGATTTCGGGTAACTTGCATGAAATCGGAATACCCATATGAAATGATATATAAACACCAAAATAAACTATCTTTTTTATTTGGGCTTATCGTGTCGGTTGGTACCAATTTCACTTTTTCGGGTAAAGGTTGTTCGTGTGTTTTATTCGGTTCTATCGGTTTTACTTCTGTTTTAGGGGTTTTATCTGGTAAAATGGTATCATTTGTATACATATGCGGCTTCAAACTTGTAATTATTTGTGACAATTCAATAGGGGGATTGTCATAAAAAAATAGGTTATTATAAAATTCGGTCATGATAGGTTACTATGTAAGCATAGGGATTTCTCTTTATCTCATTTATGCATATCTATACGCAATTGTATTTTCTGGTTGTTCGTGTTCGAGAATAATGTTTTTAAATTCTTCTTTTTGATATTCTACTGTCTGAAATGTATCCGATTGGTCTTCCACATATAACATGTATTTTTCAATTTCGTCTACCACATCAGTTTCCAAAAAAGTCATGTTTACGAAAATACCACTTTTATTTTCATTTAGCTTACACATATTCTTTGACAAAATTTTTAGTATTTCCACTTGTTGAAATTTACTTAGTGCTTCTATCTTTTCTTTTAAATTCTCTAACTTACTTACGTCTACAGTTGCCATTATATAATAACAGTCATATAAACTTTAAATGATTTTTGTAAACTAATTTGTTAATAAATTCTTATCAATCACCGTTTCTTTCAATATATTATTGATTATCTTCTTTTCAAACTTTTCATCCTCTTCTTTTCCATATCCTCCCAACGATGCTTTGGAATATTCAAAGAATTTATCGCATTCGGGGGTATCTAATATATCATATCTTGGATTTTCAGCTATCCATGGATGCACTTGGGCTTTGTTCTTATTGGCTACTATGCGGACTGCTTTACTTAAATGCTTTTTAGTTTCATCTTCCTTCGCCCATACATCTGAATCTTTTACATAAACGGTTTCTCGTTTCAAATCAGTACAGTGTATTGGTCTTACATGTGGATGCATATCGCGAATACGCTCTAACATAATATCGGATATTCCTCTTACATATCCTACTTCTCCTGTTTTGATAAAATCATTTACAGTTAGTTCTATTGACTGAATGAAATCATTCAGATTTATGGCGTCTTTACACGTCTCATTCAAAAATACATTGAGATTGAATTTGTTGTTGTTTGTTGTGTTGTTGATTGTATTGTTGTTTGTCGTATTTCCTGTGTTCTTTGATAGTTCTATGATTGTATCTTGTTGTTCTGTCATCCGCTTGTGTTGTTCTATCATCAATTCCTTGAATTCTTGGTTCTGTTTTAGTAACTCTATTACTAATGATGAATCCAATGGGGGTGTGACTGGGGCTTGTTCTGGTTCTACTACTTTACATTTCTGTTTATGATTCCACAACCCACGTTTATATTTATATTGTTTTCCACACTCACAATAAAATCCATCAGGGGTATTATGGGTATTTTGAATCCTATTTATCCTTGTTAAATGTTTAGCTGTAGTTAAATGACGTTTATAATCTTTTTTATTACAGCATTTAAAGTTACAATTGTTACATATAAATTCGAAGGGGGGTTTTATGGGTATTTCCATCCTTATATATCCTATATAATAAGGATATATTTTACCCTTCTAAATACTTTCCATACTAATATACTTAAAAATTATGCAAACAAAATCTTCACCATAAATTCAAAAAAGACTGCAATATCATCACAAACTCCTTTTTGGAAAAGTATTAAAACAAAACTATCTCGAACATATCAAAAATGGACATTTATAAAATGTCCATTTTTTCAAATCGTAGCCATTTCTTTTTTGTATTATTTTAGCGTAAAACTATTTAAATTATACACTTGAATAAATTGTAAATATTGCTGTTGACTTTCATAATGTTTCTTATCGGCTTCAAACTGTTCCAAACGTTTTTTATCAGCGTGTTTTTTTAACCATTCTTGGTCGCGTTGTAACAAATTTTTGGCTTTTTCAGTAGTATTCTCAT